CCCGGCACAAGCGGCACAAACTCCTCGTTCGCCAGCCTTCTGGCCGCTGCCGTTGGCGGTGGTGGCGGCGGATCGTTTGGTGGTAACTATCAAGGCAAAGACGGAGGCAGCGGCGGCGGCGGCTGCGGATTTACCACCGACCAGAGATCGTATGGCGGCAGCGGAACAAGCGGTCAAGGCTTTAGCGGCGGCAACGGTACGGGGTCGTTTGGCTCTGGCGGCTCTGGCGGCGGCGGTGGTGCGGCGAGTGCTGGCGGAAACGCATCCGGCGGCACCGCTGGCGCTGGCGGCAACGGTGTTGGCTCGTACAGCACGCTCGCGGCAGCGGCTGGCGTCGGCGTCCTCTACTCTGGCACGCGGTATTTTTCCGGCGGCGGTGCTGGCGTCTCGGTGGGGGCGGATCAGGTCACGCCAAGTAACGGCGCTAACTCGGTTGGGGCTGCTGGCACGGCAAACTCTGGGCAGGGCGCAGGCGGCGACTCCGGCGCTGCTGGCGGCAGCGGCGTGGTGATCATTCGCACACTGGCGACTGCCGCCGCGACCACAGGTTCGCCAACCGTCACGACCGACGGCAGCTACAAGGTCTACACGTTCACCGGCACCGGGAGCATCACGTTCTAATGGCACACTTTGCGCAGCTTGACGAAAACAGCATCGTCACTCAGGTGATCGTCGTGAGCAACAGCGAGTTGCTTGACAACGGCGTCGAAAGCGAGGCCAAGGGCATCGCGTTCTGTGAATCGCTGCTTGGTGGTCGCTGGATACAGACAAGCTACAGCGGCAGAATCCGCAAGCGGTTCGCTGGCATCGGTTTTTCCTACCACTCCCAGGCCGACGTGTTCGTCTCACCGCAGCCGTTTCCGTCGTGGACGCTTGACGAGAACCACGACTGGCAGGCACCGACGGCGAAGCCGGAAGGCAGACACTATTGGGACGAGACTACGCTGGCGTGGGTGGAGGTTCCCGGTGCGTGACTCCATCTACCTCGCCGCCCTGCTAACAGCCGCAGCGTCCGCGCTGCTGCTCTCGGCTCGCGCGGGGCAGGCAGCGATGCGGTGGGTGATTGGTCGGGCGATACTGAGTTACTTTTGACCTATGGCAAAGAAGCCCGACGGCAAGCCTGCAGCGGTAGACCGCGTGTCTTTCACTCGGCCAGCTGCTGAACGCATTGGCAAGGCTGTCCGCCAGGTCGAGGCCGGGGACCGCGACTGCGGGCCTATTGAGTGGGGGCCTCGAGGTGGCGCGGCGTCTGGCAAGGTCTTCAGGATCTGCACGTTCACCGGGTCGTGGGCGATCAACACGGCGAAGACGGTGACGTTTCGCAACGTGACGACGACCCCCAATACCGCCAGCGCGATGAACCTGTTCACCGAGTTCACGCAGACGACAGCAACCGTGAACTGCGCAATCGCCAAGGACGGCACGGCGTGGTATCTGATCGCTCCGACTGGCGTTGATCGCAGGACGGCTCAGACTAGCGTCCTTACCAGCGTGTCGCTCGGCACTGCGGGCCTGCAGTTCACAAAGCTGGATATCAAGATATTTGAGACCGTGTCGTCGTCCGTCATAACAATCAGCACCACGGCCTGCACATGACACTCGCCACGAAAAACGGATCGCTGATCGTCAAGGACGGCCAGATCGTAGAGAACTGCGGGTGCTGCGGGGATTGTGTCGACGTAAATTTTGTCACGTCGGGCTTGCTCGGAAAAGGGTGCGGCGGTGCAGGGGTGCAGCACGGCCTTCGCACGATTGAGATACCGCAGCGATTCTCTTTGCCTCGCGAGGTTCACATATCTGGCGTCGTGGACGATGACTTGTCAATAGACGGATCGGTCGTACAGGGGGGGCAGTACGTTACTCATTTTTTTCAACAATGCAATCCGGCACACCTCGTGTGCTACTCGTTTACAGCCACAAACAGGACGTTCACGGTCGCTGCTATCGACAACTATGGAGGAAACACTAGCTACACGCTGAGAATATGTTTTAGCACGCTGGGGGCAGGTGGCGCGTGCTGCGAGGGCACGACATGCAGCGTCAAGCCGCAGTGTCAGTGCCAAGGGGCGGGGAAGACGTTCAAGGGCGCGGGGACGACGTGTACGCCGAATCCGTGCTGCTGCCCGAATGTTGCTACCGTCTCCGTAACGATCTCTAATTTCGAGAGCTATTACGAGTTCCCGAGGCTCTCACCTAACGGAACCTGGACTCTCTCGCATGACAGCGGTACTTGCGACAGTTGGAGCTATTTGCAAACGCTTCAATCGTATTCATGCCCTGACGCCAGTACTGTCGGTGGGCCTGCGAATCCACTCTTGAGCATTGGGATCAGCAGTCAAGGACTTGGACTAATTGCTGCCGACTGCACGCAAATCCAGGCGACCGTCTCCGATTCGTCGTTTATGTCTAAGGTGTGTTCCGGCACGTCTTTCAGCGGAACAACAGAAAGCGTCACTTCATTTGGGCGAGTGATCTACAGATTTAGCTACGCAGTGGGCAACCCACTCCCATGATCACCACCCACCGCTCTAACCTTCAGGCCCGTTGCGCCGAGCGTGGCTACACGCTGGCGGAGGTGATGTCGTGCGTTGTCTCGCAGGACGGCGACGAGTGGACGATTGACACAGAGAGCGAGTTCTACCCGCGAGTCTCACGGCTACCCGAGCCGCCCACTCTCCCACTTTCCCACGGCCCCGGCACGGAGCTCAAAAAGCTCCTTGCCCGCGTCGGCATCACCGCTAGCCCCGACTGCTCCTGCAACGCCAGAGCGGCAGAGATGGATCGCCATGGCGTGGAGTGGTGCGAGACCAATATCGACACCATCGTCGAATGGCTCCGCGAGCAGGCCACGGCTCGCGGCCTGCCGTTCCTCGACGCGGCTGGGCGGCTGCTGGTGAAGCGTGCTATCAGGAACGCACGGCGAAACGCTTGACACGCCTGCCACCCTAGTGGCATGGGACGCGCCAAATCCAAGCCAGTGACCGAGGCGGTGATTCTGCCGCCCGAGCTTGACGACGACGAAGAGCACGTTGGCGGCGGCATCCCTGACGAGGACGGCTGGATTCACCTTAAAGGGAAGGAGCCCCAGAGTGAAGACGAAGCAAAGCCGAAGCGGCGGTCTGCTCGACGACGTTCGTGAGGCGATGGCAGCGGTACGCCAAGGGCAGAGCCGGTGGTACGAGCGGGTCGCACCTGAGCACCTGGCGGAACTCGCAGCCATCAAGGCGGCGTGGCAGGCCGGTGAGCTGGGCACGCGGAAGAGGACGCTGGCAAGAGATCTTTCTATCAGGATGCGTGCGCGCGGGATCTCAAACGTTGGCGAACAGGGGGTTGTCGCATGGCTCAACGAAGCCTGAAGGACGAGCTGGCCGACGACGTTGCCGCTGCGTCACGGCTGCAAGCCGACGCAGAGATCGCTAGGCTGCGTTCTGAGGTGGCAACGCTGAAGGGTAGGTACAGTGCCGCCCTAGCTCAGATCGACCGCGAGCGTGAGCGTGGCGACTCCCTGGCGGGGCTGTCGGGGATCAAGGCCCCGAAGCGGCCTTTGGCCAAAGCTGTCAAGGCGAAGAAGCACGACGCCACTGCGGTGTTGATGCTATCAGATGTCCACTGCGAAGAGCGAGTGCTGCCAGAGACCGTCAACGGCGAGAACGATTACAGCCTCGACGTGTGCCAGCTGCGGATGAACGAGCTCGAGGAGCGGTTCCTAGCCTGCCTTGAGCACGAGCGCAACCAAGCCAATGTCCGCCGCGTTCTCGTCTGGCTCGGCGGCGACTTCATCACGGGCCACATTCATCCCGACTGCATGGAGGTGGCCCAGCTTTCGCCGATGAACGCCACCAGGTGGATTGCCGAGCGGCTGCGTGGGCTCATCGACTCCATTGCCCAGCATGCCGACGAGGTGATCGTCTGCACCAACGCCGGCAACCACGGCCGCAGCACCGAGAAGAACCGGATCGCCACGGAGCTCGACCACTCGTGGGAGCAGATGATGTATTTCACGCTGGCCCGCGAGGAGGCCAAATCAAACGTGTCGTGGCGGATCGCTGAGGGGCACCTTGGCTACGTGGACCTGGACGGATTCCTCGTCCGCACCACGCACGGGCATAGCATTCGTTACGGCGGGGGTGTCTACGGTCTGGCCCTGCCGGCCAGCAAATCGATCGCCCGGTGGGACGCAGGCCGAAAGGCAGACCTCACGATCTTCGGCCACTATCACTCGTGGGGCTGGCTGCGTGGGGCACGCTATGTGGCCAACGGCAGCGTGATTGGACACTCACCGTACGCTGAGCGGGTGGCCTCGCCAGAGCGGCCCTGCCAGGGCATGGCCATCATCGACCACGGCCGGAACGAGGTCACACGGGCGTACCCGCTCTTCTGCGACAGAGACCTGAGAGCGAAGCGTTGACGCATGGAATACGACCTGACTGACGAGTATCTCGCCGAGGCACGGCAGCGGGCCTACCGCTACCAGGGCCAGTGGACAGGGACGGCAGGGGCACTCGCCGCAGACGTAGCCAGACTTCTCATCGAAAGGAAAACCATGCAAGGGACTATCACGGACCTGACAGAAACCAACTCGCAGCTACGGGCAGCTGTGGAGACTCGACTCGCGGGCGGGTGCTGCGACGGTGGCAAGTGCCACGCCACGCCAGATGACGATCCGGTAGAGCGGTGGAAGGAAGCCACGCAGGCGAGTGCCGCCAAGTACGCCGAGCGGCTTACGGGTGACAGCCTGCTGGAGGACCATGGCGAGATCAGGCCCGGCTCGCGCGAGTTCCTCGAGGTGCTCGACGAGCTGCGGACGCTCCACCTACGCAAGACGATGGACTACGGGGTAGACGAAGACGCCTTGAGCAACATCCGCAGCAGTGCCGATGTCGTGAACATGCCCGCCTGGGCCGGTTGCATCCTGCGGATCTCCGACAAGATGCACCGGCTTAAGGCGTTCTTCCGGCGAGGCACGTGCGAGTTCGACGGCGTCGAGGACACGCTCAAGGACATCTCGTGTTACGCAGCCATTGCCTTGGTGCTCTACCGCGAGGAGCAGGCATCAATCGTCGAGTAGCCCCGGTCGCTCGCGGAGCAAGTCGCGTATCTGCTCGAGCTGCCGCCTCGTTTCCTCGCTCGGCTCGCCGTGCTTGAGGATCGAGCGGCAGTGCTGGTCCACGGCCCAGATCGCAGCCTTGGCCTCGCGGCCCTGCATGGCGGCGTTGAACTCGGTCTGTTCTTCCGGCAGGCGGAAGCGAAGGATTGCGTGCATGTTCCAGATTCCCAAAGTGGAACGCCACCCGGCTGGGTGGGCGACACGGTTTATCAGTCCGCTGCCGGCCAGCCGGGCGACGTTGTGGGCATTTGACAGAACTGGTCAAGGCTTACGCCGCTGGCGGCTCGTGCGGCCTGTCGAGATCCGGCAGGTAGTCCAGGTTGGACTCCCGCCCGGTAATCTCCTCGTCGTAATAGTGGTTCTCGGCCATCTCCTCGCTGCTGTGGCCCAGCTGCTTTCGGGCCGAGATTCCGGCCCGCTTTAGGTAGCTGGCCGTCGATTTGCGGATGGCATGGAACGGCTTGTAGTCCACGCCCGCCACCCGGCAGAGCACCCGCAGGCTGTTGTACGCAGACAGCGGTTCCCGGTCGTCCAGCCAAGGCCATACGCGAGCCTCTGGCGGGCCTTTCTGGGCCGCCAGCATCTTTGCCAGGTCTGGCGTGATCGGCCGCGTAATCGTCTCCCTGTGGCCCTTGCGGGTGGCAGCCAGGAACGTCAGCGTGTGCCGCTCGAGGTCCACCTCCGACCAGCGGATTTGCAAGACCGCGCCGATCCTCTCGCCGGTCTGAAACATGGCCATAATTTTGGTCGGCCAGTACCAGGCCGCCGGCACGCCCGACACCAACCCTTTCCGCTGCCTGCCAACCTCCACCAGCCGCACGAGCTCCTCGGCCTTGTAGGCTTTCGGCACGGGCTTCGGCACCTTCGGCCTGGCGTAGTCTGGGAATTCAATCATCTGGCCGTCTGACCGCTTCCATCGCTTTTTGGCCAGCCAATTCCAGAGCGTGCGGATGTGGGCCGAGTCTTTCGCCAGCGAGGCCGGGCTGATCAGCTTCCACTTGGAATGCTGGGTGACGCGCCGCCACCGCAGAAACTTGGCGATCGTCAGATCGTCCAGGTCGTCCACCGTCGGCTCCCGGCCCAGGAAATCCCGCAGGCGGGCCAGCGTCGCCACGTACATCGCCACCGTCCGGTCGCAGAGGTCTTTGTGGGGTGCAAATCGGTCAATCAACAGGTCTTTCAGCTGCATCGTCGCTCTCCTCTTTTGGGTTTGAGGGGCGATGCTAGCACATAGTGTACAGTTGTTCAAACTGCACCCCATCCGCTAGAAAGATCGCCCCGTTTCGGGTCGGTTGATAGTGTACAGCGTTTCGAGTGAACAGGGCAAAGCGAGAATCCGAAACTGGCAATCGTGCTGTGATATACGGACCAAGGTTGTCCACCTAAGTTTGCACACTACGCACGCTAGCGTTACATTCCAGGAATGATTGCCGTGGCCTCACCAGACAAAGAGTGGATCACAGTCGCCGAAGCGGTGAAACTCTGCGGCTGCACCGAGGGCTACATCCGGCGGCTGCTGATCGCCGAGGATCCCAGGCTGACCGGCTGGAAGGCCGGCGAGCGGGCGTGGCTGGTCAAGCGGGCCGACGCCGTGGCACTCAAGGCCAGCCTGTCCACACGCTCTGTCGGCAGGCGGGCTGAGAAGCCGGCGGCACCCAAGCCCAGCCGGAAGCGGAAGCCCTCGTAATCCTCGAGGAAAACCGCACCCAGAGAAATCTTCTCAAGAGCCCTTGCATGAAGTAACGATAACGCTACACTAGCTCGCGCAGGATTCTCTCGGCCAAGGAGGGCCAAGCGATGAAACAAAAACTCGACCGGCTGATCCAAGCCCTCGTTTTCATCCGCCTCGGCCAGCAGCTTGGCACCGACAGCGACCTCGCCCAGGCGGTCGCTCACGGCATCGACCTCGTTGTTTCCACGCTCTCCCGATTTCTTGCTTGACACAAGTAACGCTATCGGTACGCTCTTGCCCCAAAGTGACGTTAGCGGCACACGCAAAACTACGACAGATGCACGCAGTTTCTAGTTTCCAAAACACCAACTGGAATGCTTGACCACTAGATTGACTTACCTGAACGCCCGTATATCTTTGCCCCACACACGAAGGAGATGACCACGATGGATGCACACAGCTCGGAATACCTCGCCGCAGTCGCCGGAATGCAGGACACCTACGGCACCGGGTGGCGCGACACCGGCAACACGCTGCCAGCCGTCGGAGACTTCGTCTCTGGCATCACCAAGGGCAAGCACTGGAGCGGCCACATCGAGTGGTACTCCGACGACGACGCCACGGTGGTGGTGAACGTCGACCACGCATGGGTTCGGGTTCCCGTGAGGGACATCACGCACTGAACAGGACCGGCTAGCGGTGGAGCCGCTGGCCGGAAGGAGAGCCGTTGGAGACGGCACGGCAGGGAAGCATTCATCCGCCCGCCAGCAGGACGCGAAACGGGCTTTTTCATCAGTAGCACCAGTAGCAAAGGACGCAACATGGGATTCAAGAAAGCGACAAAGGCACAGGCAAACCTCCACGCGGCGATTCACGGGCCGAGCGGAGCCGGCAAGACGTTCACCAGCCTCCGAGTTGGCACGGGCCTTGCCGGCGGCAGGCCGATCGCAGTGATCGACACCGAGCGAGGCTCGGCCAGCAAGTACGCCGACCGGTTCTCGTTCGATGTGCTTGAGCTCGAGGACCAGTCGATCGACGGCTACGTGGCCGCAATCAGCGAGGCTGCCAAGGCTGGGTATGCGGTGCTCATCATCGACAGCCTGTCTCACGGCTGGCAGACGCTCCTTGAGGAGGTCGAGAAGCTGGCCAAGGCCAAGTACAGGGGCAACACGTGGAGCGCGTGGAGCGAGGGCACGCCGCACCAGCGGCGGCTCGTCCAGGCGATCCTCAACTACCCCGGGCACGTCATCGCCACCATGCGGTCGAAGACTGAGTGGACGACGGTGGACAACAACGGCAAGAAGACACCGCAGCGTGTCGGTCTGGCCCCCGAGCAGGGCAAGGGCATTGAGTACGAGTTCGACCTGTTGGTCGAGATCTCGACCGAGCATATCGCCAACGTGATCAAGGACCGGACGGGCAAGTTCCAGGACAAGCTGATCGACAAGCCTGGTGAAGACTTCGGCCGGCAGCTTGCTGCTTGGCTATCGGACGGGCTCCCGTCCCCTGTGGCTCCGGCGCCGGAGCCTGCAAGAACTGCCGACGCTACCGGCGGTACAGGGGGCGGCCAGCCTGTCGAGGTTCCGCTCGGAATCAAGATTGCCGAGCACATCGCACAGGCAACGTCCGTGCGGACGCTCGGAAAGATTGCTGACCGGATGGAGGTGCTTGTCTCGGAAGGCCAGCTGGCACCAGAGGCTGCCGAGCAGCTCACGGCTCTTCTCAACATGAGGCACCAACAGATCGAGCCGGAGGTGGCCGCCGATGCCGTGGCATGACTCGTGGACTTCGATGAAACGGAAGAAACAGGAACCCCAAAAGGAACAGCCAATGGAATGGGACGTTTTTAGTGACGACGAGACGCAGGTGGTGGCCGCGACGGCCGGCGAGAAGATCGACCTGCCAGAGGGCGTGCATGAGCTCAAGATCGTGACGACCGCCGACAGCGAGGCCGAGGCGTACCTCGAGCTGGCCCACGATGACCGCCGCTACTGGTGGGCCAAGGTCCGAGCCAAGAAGGGGCAGGGCTGGGCCAAGGCCCTCGTCAGGTCGCTGGCCGAGTCGCTCGGCATGACGGCCGCAGAGTGGAAGGCCACGCCGCTCGACGATCTCACCGGCCGGCGGGTGCTGGCTGAGATCTACCACAAGGTCGACAAGAACGGCCGGCAGTGGGTGAACGTCGGAAAGTTTCTGCCCATTCAACCGCTTGAGCAGGAAGCCACCGCGAAGCGACCGGCACGGACGCCAGCCGCCAAGGTCAAGGCATCTTCCCCGGCCATCGGGTCGGACGACATCCCCTTCTGAAAGGAATCACATGGCGAAGTTTGTACGCGATTTCGAGACGGTCGAGGAGGCCAAGGCCCGGTTGGCCCGCGAGGACCAGGCGGAGCCGCTGATGGTCGAGACGGATCTCGGCAAGGTGCTTGAGGAGCCAGCCCGGCCACCGCTGGTGATCAAGCCGGGACGCATGAACGCGAGCCGCGCTTTCAGGGCGGGCCGCGAGGACGAGTACAGCGACCGCATGAAAAGCAAGTTTGGTGGCGAGTGGTGATTGGGCACGTTGCCCTGGTTCGATTGTTCCACGGAGGGATCTGATATGTCCGCAAGATTCAT